TCAACATAGAAAAAATAAAAAGATTTATTCTATCGTTAGTAATGATAAAGCAATAGATATAGTTGAGCAAGGAACACATGCTGATGTTCTTTTAACAAGTGCTGATAACATTTCTACATCATCTTATGAAGAAAGCATAGAAAATATGATAAATCAAATCGTTATCTATAAAGTAGAAAATGAGAAGCAACAAATACTTAATAAAGTAGAGAATGCAGAAGATAAAAAGAAATTTGGTTTATTCCAACAAGTTATGCAATTTGAAAAAGATGTAGATAATATAGCAAATGCTAAAGACATGCTAAAAAGTGTAGAAAAAAGTGCAAAATTACAATGTCTAGGAAATGTATTAATTCAAGCTGGATACAATATAGGAATACAAGAGCCACATAGTGGACTTGTTGGAGATTTCTTAGTTAAATCAGATACTCATGTATTTGAAGGAGAAACTTATTTTTGTAATATTGAGTTAGCTTTTGAAAATGTTATGGATAAAGCAGAATTTGAAAACAAAGAAAAAGTTAAAAAAAGTGACAAAAATAAAAAAGGTAAGAAAACTAAAAAAGGAAAAGCTAAAAAAGTAAGTAAATTGGATCAACTGTTTCCAGAAGGGTGGGATAAGAGATGAGTGATTTAGGATTAATGATAGGTGAAATGATAAGTCAAGCTACAAAAGGAACATCTATCATAAAAGCCAGTGTGCTTACTCCTCCTCCAAATTTAACAATTGAATTTGATGGGCAAACTATCCCTTCAGAGCAAATTTACTGTAGTAATTACTTATTACCTCACTATCATAGAGATTACACTATTGATGGAATTATAGACAAAATAGAAATAGATGTAGCTAAATATGATTACGATAATACTACTCAGGATGCAATGGGACATAAGATACCAAAGTTAGAAGGAAGTGGAAACTATCAGGGAAATGGAACATATAAATCTCACAAGGATATTTGGTTCGAGGATACACTTCAAAAAGGGGATGAAGTGCTTGTGCTTGTTTTGGGAGTACATTATGTAGTTGTGACAAAGATAGTTAAAATGCCAAGTGGAGCAATAAAGGGGGTGTAATGTGGAAAAAGATTTTAATATTTTTCTTGAAAAATCAGAAACAGAAATTGAAGAAATGCCAATTTTTAAAGAATATGCTATAGACTTTAAAACTGGAGAATATATCAAAAAAGGGAATGATATAAAAGTTTTAGAAGAAAATGAAGCTTTAAAAGTATGGATATTCAAAGCGTTAAAGACTGAAAGATTTAGATATACTGATGTGCATAGTGATGAATATGGAAGTGAGTTACAAAATAATATAGGAACTATCTATCATAAAACAGTTAAAGATGCTTTAATGATTAATCAAATAAGAGATACATTACTAGTAAATCCTTACATCACAGAGTGCTATAATTTTGTCATTTCTAACGAAGATGAATATGTTCCACAAATAACCTTTAATGTTAAAACTGTGTATGGAGAGCTAGAAATGGAGGTGTAAATGAAAGATAAAATTGAATTAAGAAATAATTTCTTAGATAACTTAAAAAACCCACTCTCAAAGACAGAAGGTACTTATAACTTTGATATTGCAGCAACTTTTGGAATTACTGCAGAAGAAGTTTACAAAGAATTAGAGTTCTGGGAAAAACAAACTTTTATAGATACAGCAACAGAAGATGAATACATTGATAAACATGCTCTAATGTTTGGAGTAAAAAGAAGGGTAGGAACTAAGGCTAAAGGAACTCTAAAAGTAACAGGAAAAGCAAACTCTCTCATAGAAGAAAATACAATATTTCTTAATAGAGATGGTATAAAGTATAAATCTTTAAGAAGAGAATATTTAAGTACATCAGGAGTTGCAGAAATAGAAATAGAATGCCTTTCAGAAGGAAAAATAGGTAATGCTGCAATAGGAGAAATTACAACATTTGAAATTCAAAATAGTAACATTTATTCTGTTACGAATGAAAAAGAAATTATCAATGGATATGATAAAGAACCTAATTCTGTACTTGTAGCTAGAGCTAAAGAAAAAGCTACAAGACCTGCTCACAGTGGAAATATATATGATTATGAGCAATGGGCTAAGCAAGTTGATGGAGTTGGGAAAGTATTAGTAAAACCTCTTTGGAATGGAAATGGAACTGTTAAAGTTCTGATTGCTAACTATAATAATGATGTTGCAGATTCATCTCTAATTCAAAAAGTTAGAGAAAGAATACAAAGCGATGACGGTAGACCTGTCGGAGCTGATGTAACTATAGAAAGCTTTAGAGCTAAGACTATAAACATAGAAGTTAATACTATATTAAAATCTGGATATGCTCTATCAGATGTAAAAGAAAAGATTGAATCTCTTTTAAAAGCTGTTATAAAAACTGGGAATGCTACATTTGAGAAAGTTAATAAAACAATACTATCTATAAATCGTTTAGAGAAAGCTATTTTAGAAATAGATGGGGTAAATGATAACTTTGTAAAAGTAAATAATTCTAATTCTAATATAGAAATTGCAGATGATGAGATATTAGTAGTTGGGACAGTGATTATAAATGAGCAATAGATTAATTAAAAAAGTCTCTAAAGTAGCTAGAAACACCTTACAAGAAGATTTAATAAGAACTCTAGATTTAATCTGTGAATATGCTAAAAATGATATACAAAAATACAAGGAGCTATTATTTATAGCTTTTTTTAATGAGCAACAGGTGGCTAATTATGAAAGGTTTATGGAATTAGACTATAAAAATGGTTGGAGTTTACAGGATAGAAAAGATAGAATTATCTATACTTTACTATCAAAAAATATCTTTACTCCACAAGTTTTAAAAGAACAAGCAAAGATATTCACAAATGGAGAAATCGAAGTAATTGAGGATTACGGAAATTATTCATTTACGATAAAATTTACATCTGTAGTTGGAATACCTCAAAACTTAGATAATTTTAAGAATTTCATTTATATTAATAAACCTGCTCATCTGAATTTTAGTATTGAATTTAGATACAACACACACAATCAAGTGGCTTATTTAGTTCATAATATTTTGAAAAGCAAAACTCACAAACAGATTTATGATACTAGACTTTATAATGATGCTGATGTTATTGGAAAGTATCACAAACATATTGAGTTAAGTTCTATGAAACATGTATCTTTAAAGACTATAAAAAACAGAAGTATTTATGATGAAAGGAGATAAGAATGGCAGAATATACTAAATATCTAAGATTAATAAAACCAGGGGGAAATGATTATTATAACATAGATGATTTTAATCAAAACTCAGAGTTGATTGATAAGGAAACAGAGAAATTAAATAATGCTGTTACAGAAATTAAAAACGGAGCAACAAGAGAGAAAGCAGGGATAGTACAATATGGAACTACTGAAGGAAAAGCTCTTGAAGGCATGATGTTAGCTAGAATGTTTGGATGTGTGGGCTATGGTGGAGATATACAAGATCCAGGAGCCAAAAATGTAAATTATGTTTATTTTGATAGAAACACAAGAAAAATGTACAAGTGTTTAAATCAAAATTCTGATGTGTCGGCTAATGTTGCTAATTTTATCCCATTAGATAATAACAGTCTTTTAGATAGATTGGAAAATCTATCAAATTTTAGAAGTGAAACTATAACAATTAATAGTACCAATGGCATTCTAAACCAATCATTTAAATTAATAGCAGTAGGTAAAATTAGAATAATCTGTTTTATGAATATTTTCGTTAAAAATGATTATGAAACAGATTATATTTTGCCTGATTGGTTTTTAAAAAATACTGAAGATGTTAAAGCTTCTTGTGCAAATGGTACAGGGGGCGCTACTGGTGAAGTTGCAGAAATCCATTTTGAACCTTCAACTAAAAAATTGAAATTTTATCCAGCTCTTAGACAAGGATTTTCTGGAAATCTACAGCTATCAGGTCAAGTTATTTCTGTCGCTAATGATTAGCATTTTATGAGTTTTCCATTATTATTGGAAAATCTAAATAAATTTAAAAATCTATTCACAAATGAAAGGAGAAAAAATGAAAACGATAAACTTTTACAAAAAAGAAAAGCTAATATTTTCTGTTTATGCAGAAAGTTTAGAAGATGTATTAAAATCACCTCTATCATACTTTCAAGGATATACAAATGATATGATAATAACTGATATAACATATCAATATCCATTTTTTAAAGATGATGTATTAAGAGAAATGAGCAAAGAAGAAAAAGTAAGAGCAAATATACCTGTGCAGCTTGATGATGGAGAGTTTATAAAAGATAAGAAATTAATAACAGTGCCTAAACCAGTTGGAAATCAAAAGTATATGTATTGGGACAAAGAAAAATCTCTATGGATGTTGGATAATCAAAAAGAATATGATGATTATTGTACTTTGATTGACAATCTAAAAGCAGAGGCTTTGGCGTATGGGTTCGATTATAAAGTTGAAAATAAGGAACATAGACAAAAATGTAGAGATACAGATATATCAAAAATGGTATCTGTAATTGTATCTTTACAACTTGCTAAAAGTATGGGAGTAGAGAAAAAAGTAACCTGGTATTTTGAAGATAATGTCGGAATGTCCGCAGGTCTACAAGAATTAGGTCAATTAATGCTGTATGGAACTACATTTGTTCAATCAGTTTATGATACGGAGAATTACTTTAAGACTAAAGTAAATCCAAAAGACCTATCAAAAGCTGAATTTGAGGCAAAAAGAAAAGAAATACATACAAAACTTGCTATAAGTTAATTAAAAAAGTAGAGGTAGTTTAGTATAGCTACCTCTTTTAAAATGCGTTATATGACTTATTACAAGGTCGTTTTTTTAAGGAGGTATATATGTTTGTTTTATCTGAAAATAGTTTAGAAAAATTAAATGGAGTTCATCCAAAATTAGTAGTTTTTATGGAAGAATTAATAAAAGAATCTCCATACGATTTTAAAATAACTTGTGGAGTTAGAACTGCTGAAGAACAAAATCGTGAATATCAAAAAGGAAGAACTCTTTTATATGATAGTAATGGAAATAAACTAAGTAAAGTTAGTTGGTGCGATGGATATAAATTAAAATCAAAGCACCAAGTGAAAGCAGATGGATACGGGTATGCTGTTGATATAGCAGTTTTGGAAAAAGAAAAATACACAGATAAGAAAACTGGAGAAGTAAGAGAAAAAACTGTTGCTAAGTGGGATTATAAATATTACAAAGCTATTTATGATGTTGCAAAAACTAAAGGTCTTATTGATAAATATGGAATAGTTTGGGGTGGAAATTGGAAACAAAAAGACTCTGTACATTTTCAACTAGGAATAGCAGATAATGTTCAGTTTAGAAGATAAGGAGTGATTAAATGGAAGCATTTATAGAAAGAATGATTTTAGAAAAAAATGAGTTACAAGATAAAGTAACAAAGTTAGAAAATTTTATTAATGGAGAAAAATTTAAAGAATTAAAAGGATTAGAGCAAGTTTATCTAAAAGAACAGCTAAAATTTATGAAAGGCTATTTGAGTGTATTAAGACAAAGAATTAATTTTTATAACAAATAATAGGAGGAATAAAATGCCAGAACTAGATGAGTTTGATTTAAAATATTATGATGGGAAAGATTTTATTTTAGAAAAAGATTATAGATATATGATAGGAGAAAAATTAATTCATATACCTGCAGGTTTTAAGTGTGATTTAGCTAGTGTACCTAGGATTTTCAGAAATGTTATTAATACTTATGGGGACCATACAAAAGCAGCCGTTATTCATGATTGGTTATATAGAAATGGTCATAATTTGGGAGTAAGTAGAAAGGAAGCAGATAAAGTATTTTTAGCAGTTATGAAAGAACAAGGGGTCGGATTTTTCAAAAGACAGTTAATGTATAGAGCTGTTAGAACATTTGGGATGTTTGCATACAAGGAGGATTAATGGAATTAGAAATCACTTTAACGTTATTGGGAATGCTTGGAACATCTTTAATTACAGTTGGTGGAGTTATCTTAGGCTATCATAATTATCTAATGAGACAAATTAACAAAAGATTAAAAAAGGAAACGTATTATATAGATCAAGAAAAATTAGACAAGCAACTTGAAGAAATAAAAAACAGCTCTGAAAAACAAAAAAATGAAATAAAATCAATGATATCCAAGTTAGGAGATAAGGTGGAAGCAGATTATCAAAAGATTTATGATCATCTACTAAATTGTAATAGAAGAAATGGGTAGGAAAAAATCCTACCCT